GATCAACTTATTAATGTCTTTTAATTTTCCGTCTATTGGAAAAGGCTCCAATCTGTGTTTCTTCTTCATTCGCATTGGATAACTCAACCGACACATAAGGATAAAACCCATGTCGTTGGCCTGAAACATCTGGTTCAGCGGTTGTTATGGTTTGGATTCTTGTTGTTAGACTTCCGGATAAATCAGGGCTAGCAGTTGTTGTGTTGTGGGCTTGTAAAAGCCCAACCAGTGTGGAAATTTTTGAATTGTAATCAATAGCCATTTTTATTTGATAATTGTTTTAAGCATATAATCCAAAATTTTTCCCTGAGCATCATCACTTAACCACATGAATTCACGTTGAATATGGCCGTTTAATCCTTCGTCGTGATATCCAGAATAAGGAGCTGTGTTAATAATAGAAACAGTTCTTTTCCCTTCTTTATTAACTTTAGCTGTAGGAACAGAATTTCTGAGTTTCCCTGTATCTTGTAGTGTTTGCCCGTTTTGCTCTAATGCTCGTTTAGAAGGTTTCCAGTAATTCGTTATTCCGGTTTCTTTATCAAAATGATCCATAATGTCTTTATATCCGAAAACAGAATAAGCAGTTTTCATCACTGGAATAGGATCTTGCATAACATTATCAATGTTTCTAAAAAAACCGTCCCATTGATCTGCAATAAATTCGGCTCGCGCCATTTAGTCCCTCGATCCTTCCAAATCGCTTAATCGATTCTCATCAACCTTCCAATCTGTTGGCTCATCAACATCAAAAATAGCCCCTTGCCCGGATCTGTTGGAAGAGATTAAAGCTGTTGTCGCTTGTGAAATAATTGATCCATCAGTTAGCGTTAACTTTAAATCTCCGCTTTCCAACATTTTAAGCATGTCAAAAACTTGCTTGTAGTCCTCTAACATCTCGTTTCTGTTGGGCCAATCCCGTGTTGAAAAAGCGAGGATCGTCCAATAAGCGGCCATATCAAAAGACATTTCACGGGCAAGGGGGGGGATAACTGTAAAAGGAACGGTATAGGACTTCGCAGCAACAGCATTAAAATAAGTCTCAGCCTTATCAATAAAAGACGAAAAGACTGTTGTTAATGTTGAGTCTGATGTCGTGGTATCACCAACCATCAAACCTGGTAATCGCTGACTTATTGTTGTCGTTGTTGCATAAGATCCCATTTACGCCCCCGGAATACCTTTTTTCTGAAGATACTTTCTAATTCGTTTGTGTAACGGCTTTGTCGGATTACACACCCAAAACAGTTTTCGTTTCTTACCGTTTAGGCCACGATAAACCTTGATCAATTCGTTGCCTTGCATGAAAAATCGGGGTTCCCCAGGTTTCTTTAAAAACGTAATGCCTTTTTTGTTGGTTTTAATAACAGGCTCAGGCAAAACTTCCCCATCACGGTATGGCTTTAAATCATCCAACGTCGAAAAATCAAACCCTTCCGGATCGATCTGGGCTTGTTGACCTGTTACGGTGCGAACAATTCGCGAGGTTGGTAATACTGGCTCGGCTCTCACTGGTTCAATTGCGTCAGTTTCATCTTTTAACTTTCTTAGTTCCATAGATCTCCTTTTTTAACCCGTAACCGGGGATACCGCTCAGAGAGAAAGCGATACCCCCGGCCCGATCAGTCTTTGTTACAAGGTGTTTACAATGTTGTACGCCGTGTCCGTTGAAATGATTCGGTGCTGATAGAAGTTGGAAACTTCAATCCAGGTCCCTTCTCTTTCTTCGTCACGATAAGTACGAACTTTGAACGGCGTGGTATTCCCTTCTTTCATGAACGTATAGAACGTGCTGGGCTTTTTGAGTCCAGGGTTACGCTCCACATAGCACACGAAAGCGGTATCCGTCGCCAGGTCAACGAGAGCATCAACTTGCCCTTCGTCTGCGCTATTGCGAACAGCACCGGAAACAGCCACTTTCTCCACATTAAACAGAGCCGCCAAGATCTCAGGCGTTACCGACTGAGCCGACGTATATTTAATCCGGTCCACAATCGATGTATGTTCTTTCGCTGCTTTGAAAGTGCCATCGCCCATAACAATGGTATTCGGTTTCAAACCAGAACGGCTACGGATGCTGGTTGAAGCAGAATCCACGAATGAGATGGGGTTAGAAAGAGTCGTGTTCTGACTCCAAGCCTGAGTAGAAGAAAGGCTTGTTTCATTCGCCCAATTTGCTTCCGTGTTGATTAAGGTAAACAGGTCCATTTCCATTCGGAGTCGGAGCTGTCCAGTTAACCCTTCCGTCATATCAATTTGCGGTTTAATCGCTTTGTCAGCATTAGCTTCCATTCGATCTGTCACCAAATCACGCAGAGCGTGACGGGTTAAAGAATAAGTCGAAGTCGAAAGACTCCAAGCAGACTGATTCGGAACATCGCCGTCGCCCCAAATGGTCGAGAGGACGCGCAGATTATCCTTAGAATAAACATAATAACTATCTGATTCAAAGTTGACTGGAACCACGGGCGAAACGTCCGGGGCAACCAATCCTTGTGGCATATAAGCAATGGAGATATTTTCCAGTGCCTTGTTCTGATGTACTTGTGATGGTCTGGGCATTGTGATTTACCTCCTTGCCTTAGATATTGGGAATGTATTGCGGAGTAACCAAAACAGGAATGATACTTCCATTCGTGCCTGGAGCAAGCGCAATAGCAATCAATCGTGCTGTAATGGTCGATGTGTCAACAATGGGCATACCTTGACCCGTGGCGGTTTGCCATGTCAAAAGATTCCCCGCCGCCGTTGTCGTTGCTACCAACATTCGAGCAAGTCCAGTGGTAACAACATTGGCAGATCCGTCGGTTGAAACATTATCTTGGATAATTCCAACTGGTAACGAAGCTGAAGTGTCAGCAACTTCACAACGAAGATTATCCGTTGTCGAAGAAGCGTTAACAGCAACCGTTACAAAAGCAGGAATACTTTCATTTGCCCGAAAGCTTGGGCCTTGAATGATAGACATTCTTAATTCTCCTGTTTATTTTTTGACGATTGTTTAATGATCATGAAGTTCATTCACAACTTTTATATCAATCGTTATTCCTGTCTCTGCTTACTCAGCGGAGTTGGACGGCGAAAGATCGAGCATCGCTTGTTTAATGCTGATGTTTTTCTCTTTCGCATATTTACGAACTGAATCAATAAATTTATCGTCGTTCATGACGCCCTGACCTGCATCGGATTGAGGCTCTTCGACTTTAATTTCAGTTGAATAACCATCAACAAACGCTTTGACCAAAGAAGGGACATCACTATATTCTTTGTCGCCAACCGAAAACACTTTCGTATCTTCAGATAGTTTCACGTTCTTAAGTAACGCAGCAAGAATCGGAGCCTGGGCAGGTACAATTTTCCCTTCACGTTGGAATGATGCAACCTGGGCATCAATCTCTTTTTCGCGGGCCTCTTTTTCCATTGCAAACACTTTGGTTTCCAGGGCATCAGCTTTTGCTTTATATTCTGCTGCTTGAGCCTGAGCAACTTTTAAGTTGTCCTCAGCCTGTTTGAAATCCTTTTCAATGGCGAGATTCTCTTCTTGAAACGATTTAATTTCAGCTTCTAATTTGGCATTTTGCCGGGTGAGTTCTTCGAGTGTCATGGTATTATCCTCCGTCTTATTTAAATTGACCTCTGAGATTTGCATCTCAAAAGCCTTTAGTGCATCAAAGGTTAATGTTTCAGTTGGTTTGTCGAAGGCATAAAGAGCCAAGATATCATTCAAACTATGGACCGCTGGAGTTGCCCCGCCAAGCAAAGCAACCGCTTTTAAAGCATAAGGAAACGTCTTTCCATTGGATTTGAAGTTCACATACAGTTCACTTGAGACTTTGCTGTATGCACCCTTGCTGATCAATTCATAGATTTTTTTCGGGATATTCGTAAAATCAGCGACTATTTTTTTCCCTTTTCGATATATCCGTTCAATCTTTCCTGCCGCTGGGAGTTCATCTTCGGCAAGCAATTTCTGTGATTCTCCATGACCCAATTTAAGATATGGTTTCGTGATCGCCTTCGTTTCTTCAAATGATTCGATAATTCTGTTGATGTCATCTTCACTGTATTTATCCCCATTCCATTCTCCGACTTCAAAAATTTCTACACCATTAATCGAGTGTGTTTCGTTAGGCATACCATTACCTCCGAATGAATCCTTTATAGTTCAATTCGGTTCCATTGCCGCCGACAGATGCTTTGATTTGCATGGCTGTATTGACATCAGCACACAATGGGGCATCTGGATTCCATGATTCACGAACAGCGGTATTGGCTGCAATGCCTGTTAATTGATAATTCGTGGTTGATCCATTTAAGATTCTGTAAATCTGGTTAGCTGATGTGGACTGAAAAACAACATAGGTTAAACAGTTTGATTTTCCCGCGCCCGGAGCCGCTAACGTAATCGTTGCCGCAGGGCCATTATTAACAGGAACAGAACTTACTTGGATATTCGATTCAATAATGTAATCTCGTTCCGCATAAGAAAATTGCGCCCACATAAGAACAACTGCAAACAATAAAAACTTTTTCATTTTAAAGATCCCTCGCTTTTAAACAATTAAATTTCCACCACTTTCTTTTAATTTCTCTAGAGATATTTCTTTTGAAGCCGTGTAATCTTCAAATTTAGTGACAGGAACAAGTATTGATCTGCAATTAAAATGGAGTGGCGGGGTTAGGTGTGTTGTGTATTCGCCTTTTTCAAATACTTTTCCGTCCAATTCTCGACATACATCGGAAGTTCGGTCATCCATAATCGCGCTGTATTGATAAGCTTCGATAATTTGTTTGGCGAACTCGTCGTTATCCCAAAACGATTTCCGACCGCGATTAAACATCTCTGTTGATTTTGTTCGGATAACCGTCTTTAACCATTTGTCGGTTTCTTCTTCCCCTAATTCCCTCAACTGCTTCAACATCTCACGTTCATTCACGCCGTTCTTTAAACCTGTAACCAATCGATTTCGCATCTTGTTTGTGATGTTGATCGAGTAATCACCAACCATCTTAAACGCTTCAGCATCAATGATCTCTAGGAATTCGGAGGGGAGCAAATCTTCTTCAAGCGCGAACTTCTTATCCATTTTGGGGAACAGTTCTTTTTGCGCTCTATTATAGGAGGACCGATATAAATCTCTCATGAACGCTTTCATTTCAACATTCATGGGTTTCTGAAAATGAATGGTTAAATCATTAATCAATTCCGGTTTAAATCTGCTTAAAAGGTTTCTTTCTTTGATTTGATTCAGATAATCAAGATAAATGTCTTTACCCAATGATGCCAGCTTCTTAACCGTTTTTGCCTCAACTGAATCAAGGACGTTTTCTATTTCAGAAAAGTTGATGGTTGTTTCGTATTTGGTTAATTCGCGGAACCGTAGAACGTAGGTTTTATCTTCAGCCTTTTCCTTTTCGTCCTCTTCGTCCTCATCTGGATCAGGTTCAATTTCCTTGCCTTGAGGGATAGGGGTTAAAGGAGACATCGGCTCATTAATTTCAATCGTTTCCGGATGGGGGAACTTGACCATATCAAGGAAATGCTTCACTTCTTCTTCGCTGATGTTCCACAGCTTGCCCTTGGTTGCTTCAGTCCAAAGCTTCAAAGCTTCCATTGCGTCATCTTTGGAGTGTGGTTTAAATTGGAATTCGGCTTTATAGTCTCCGAAATTGGCTCGAATAAGAGGTTGTATGATCTTTAACGTGATCTTTCTAGCTAAGGACTCTTGTTCATGTTTGATAATCCCCATGAAAAGCTGGAATTGGGTATCACCAAGAGCATAAGAACCACCGCCCGTTTGTTTCCCTGACATGCCCATAAGGTCAGGCATAAGCACCGCCCTGGCAATCATGGTATTAAGCAAGGTGATTCCGGATTCATAAACGCCTGAGCTGTCCCGCGACGCCATACTGAAATCAATCTTTGTGCCTTCCGGGATAGCAATAGCTGTGGAGTTCTGGATAGTGTTTAAAACCTGTTGCAATCGTTGAACCTTGTCGGTCCCGAAATCATCTGGGTAAGTTCCGAAAACAGTTGGTGCTGCGAATCTTTCAACGTATATCGCCCAGAATCTTAAGAAAAACTTTTTTGTTTTCCACGCCTGATGAGCCGCCCGAAGGTCTGACCGACCAAACGGATTACCAAACTCGGGTTGATAGATATGATGAAGGAAATACTTTGGATCAAAGTCTTTATATTGGGTGGTTGCGTTTTGACGGATCTTTAAAAGATCACCCTTGTCATTCAAATAGAACTCAAAGCTATGCGGTGGGCGTGTTTTAAGGTCTTTTAGTTCAAGAAACCCGTCTTTATTCCTACGATAAACAGGTTCCGTTAATGAAAATCCGTATTCAAACGCTGAAAGAATATCCCTTAATGAATCTTCAAATGAACAATTCAGCGTTTCTTTAAGATTCCGTTCAATAAATTCACTTATTTCAGGTTCTTCACATTTAATCATCCAGCCGGGGGATATGATTTGATCTTTCTTAAAGGATAAAACCGCTTTAATTTGATCATCATGTTTCATCTCATCATAAATCTTGTAATTGTTTGACCCGGCAAGAGGATCTGGGTTATAGGGGAAATCCTGAGAGTCGCGGAAATAGCTTGAGATATAAGCTGATTCAGCGTCTATGGGGAAAATCTTATCTGCTTCTAAGGGGTTTCTTTGAGAGGATGCAAATAAAAGCGAAAACGGATCAAGGGGTTGACCGTTCTTTAAATCTGAAGATAATGATGTTTTTTGACTAGAGT